AAAAGCATTTTGCATTTCCGGGGTTAATAATGATTGTAAATCTTCATATTTTTGTTGCAGCGTCTCCAACTCAGATTTATACTGTTTTCCTTTAAATATATCTGTGAATCCCATAAGTTTCCCTTTCTTCTCTTGTATTTGTTCCGAGAAAACACCACATTAATTAAAATCTTTCAGCCGTAATTCTATTAGCTTCTTATTATATCCAAACAACCGAGAGAACTGAGCAGTAGAATAATCCAAGTGCTCCTCTATGTCTGTGTCAGATAGTAATAGATTCATCGCAAATCGGTCAGCCTCTATCTCGTACTTAGTAGTATTGAGTTGAGTCCGGGAGTCCATGAAAATCGCATTCGATTTCTTATGTAGGAGCATGTGACCCAACTCATGTCCACAGACAAACAGTTTCTCTTGATCGGATAATGTTTCATCAATATAGATGATATTGTTACGCTGAAAGTACTGATAAAATCCTTTTACCCCGTGTAAGGGATAAAAGACAACTATTACATTGAGATGCTCGATTATCTCAAAGGGATTCCGTGATTTGTACTTTCTGACCAGAGAATCCACCAGCCGTTTAATATTCATAACATCAATCCTTTTTATACTTTTTCGGAGTGTATTTCTCCTTGTTCTTTTTCTTCGCCATTTCCATGCCAATCTGCATAGCTGACAGAATAGACTCAATCGCCTCTGGTGATGCCGGATCACCGTCAAACATGAGCCCATCCTGCTTAAGAAGTTGCTCAGTGTTGGCAAGAATCTCTTTTATGTCTTTTTCGTCTTTAGGTTTAAGCTTTGGCTCTTTTTCAGTTTCCTCCTTTCCTGTCATAAGATAGTCAATCGAAACGCCGAAGTAATCTGCAAGTTTTTTCATATTTTCTGATTTGGGCGTACTCCTTCCGCGTTTCCAGTCGCTTAGAGTGGACTGTGTCACTCCTGTCGCCTTTGCTACTTTGTATGCACTAACACCATACTTTTGTAGTAATTGCTCAAAAATCTCATACATTTTTTGTCCACCTTTCACAAACATGGGTGATACTATGAAAAACCGATAGTATTTAATTGACATTATCGAAAATACATAGTATAGTATGAGTATGCAAAGGAAAACCGATAATCCAAATGCATACTACGGAAATATTGAATTTATCTGACAAGTAAATACTATCACATTTCCGTAGTGATTACAACTGTTTATATACGGAAAGGCGGTGCAAAAGTGTACGAAAAATTTGCTGAATTATTGGATAAAACCAACAAGACAGCGTATCAGGTATCAAAAGATACAGGAATATCTCAATCAGTTTTATCTGATTGGAAACGCGGACGGAGTAACGTAAAAACTGACAAACTCAAAATTCTCGCCGACTACTTCGGGGTATCTATTGAGTTCTTCCTAGAGTAGTGTAACAGGAAAGGTGTTCGATAAACATGACTTTGAAGCAGAAGAGGAGGTGAAGGTAATAATGAGAATAAAAATAATTTTTCACATAACAAGGATGGACGATGTTAGTGATGTTTTGAAGAAAGCAGAAGAATTAAAGAAAGAGAACCCCCATACAGAAATTAGTATAGAGGTTCTAATATAGAAAGATTATTTCTTTCTGATTTCGATGGCTTTTAACCCAGTTGTAGAAATTGTGTAACTTGTACTAGAACTATACAGGTAAATCTCTGAGTGAATCCTAAAATGCTGAGATGCAATTTCATCGCCCGAATATGTTCTTATTCCGGATGAAGTAGGAATTTCGATTTTATCTACATTCGTGCACAAGTGATCATTTCCATCGAAATATGAAAAATAAACATCATACATATAGTAGCTACTCCATTCTTAATACTCGGCATGCCGGTGCCTGTATTTAAAGTATAGGAGATTTTTAGGGACAACGCAACAAGTACAAACATTAAAACATAAACATAAACAGGAGGTGAAGAACGTGATTGTTGAAGAAATCCATATAAGAGGAGCAACAATCCGAGTGCATGACGATAGTTATGTAAATCGCACGAAAGAAGAGATCCAAAGCAGCGTAGATACATGTAGCCGGATTATCAGAGAGGCATTAATACGAAAAGAGAAAACCGCGTAAGCGGTAGAAAGGAAGGACAAGCATGGAAGAGATGAAATTACAGGCAGCGCCGGAGTTGGAGCTGATCCCGATCGAGCGAAGAAATTTTCCGGAAGCGGATCGTAAGCGGGAGAAGATCCGGTGCAAAAGAAAAGAAAGAGATAACGCCGCAAGAGGACTGATCGCGGTAACGGTTGCCAGCATGATGTTAAATGCGGTGATGGCTGTGATTATTTACATCCTGCAGGCAGGACCGATCTAAGGAGGTGAACAAAGAAATGGACGAAGAAATAAAGAAAGACGCCGAAGAAGAAATGAACTGCATCTTGGATCTGCTCGAAGATTGGTGTCTGAAATACGATCAGGATTATGTAAATACGGTCGTACTTGTAAAAAATGATCAGATCACATCGTGGGGAAGCGTAGGCAACCAAGAAGACTTTGACGTTTACAGAACAAAAAAGCGCCCATAAGAGGCGGCAGCCTCTAGGACGCATAACTAAACAACCAAGATTATTGTAACAGAAAGGATGAGAAAAGTGAAGAAGTTTAAACTAACAAGCGAATTTATTGTAGATATTTCCGGCGTGAAACTGTTTCGCATTAAAGCGTTAATTGAGTTTGGCAATGTAAAAGCCGGGGATTTGGGAGGATACATAGAAAAAGAAGAAAACCTGAGTCATATGGGCGATGCATGGGTTTCCGACGATGCACGGATCTCCGGCAATGCACAGGTTTTCGGCAATGCACAGGTTTCCGGCGATGCACAGGTTTTCGGCGATGCATGGGTTTTCGGCAATGCACGGGTTTCCGGCAATGCACAGGTTTCCGGCGATGCACAGGTTTTCGGCGATGCACAGGTTTTCGGCGATGCACAGGTTTTCGGCGATGCATGGGTTTTCGGCAATGCACGGGTTTTCGGCGATGCATGGGTTTTCGGCAATGCACGGGTTTCCGGCAATGCACAGGTTTTCGGCAATGCACGGGTTTTCG